GCGGGTTGGGACGCTGCTATAGCCGAGATGCAGAAGCCCCAGGATCTCTCGACCTGCCCAGTGGGGCATTCGAGGGCGGAGCTGAGAAACATTGATATGGGCCAGCACACTACAAAAAAAGGAGATAATCCCCCGACGCGGGCTACTTTTATGTGCTGCGGAGCTTGCCTTGACCAAGCTGAGGCCGTCACCAAGGCCGAAGCCGTGACCGTGGAGAGGTGCTCAATACTAGTGTGCGCCCTCTGTACAGAAGGCAATCCTGTTGAGTGGCAAGAGTCCAAGCAGCGTTGGATTCACCGGGATACCGGCATCACGGTAAAGTGTGGAGCATCTGAGATTCGCTCCCTCCGCCCTGACCCGGACTTCCTGAACCGCGTGCGGCTGGAGGCGAGGCTGGAAGAGGCCAAGCTGGGATTGCATTACGCCAGTTGTGATCCTAGTCAAGGGGGATGCTGGCAGGAACGGCGCATTGCCGACCTCAAGCGCCAGATCAGGGAGGAGGGGGTGCAAAGTGGCGGTAAGCCCAGGTAAGCCGTACGGGAAAGAGAAAGGGTGGCGAAGCATGTCGATGAGTGAAAGAGAACTTCAAATCCAAAAGTTTGAGGAAATCTGCCGTCTAACCGCAGAGCTTGCTAAGTCAAAGTTCCAGTTGGCAGCGGCGCAACGTGAGCTTGGCAAGGCTGCTTCCAATTCTGTGAGGTTTTGTATCGAGCTTCAGCGGGCGCAGGATGAAGTGAAACGCCTCATCAAAGCCAACGAGAAGTTACATGCGAAGTGCGCGGAGATGCGACAACACCTGGTCCTTCCAGCCATCAATCGGAAAGGATTCTACTGCGTCGTGTGCAATAACGGCCAACCCCGTGACGAGGGTGAGGTCGCGTGTACCCAGGATGGAACCGAAAAGCACTCTGCCGAGTGCATTCTTGCCGGCGACAACCCCGGCGCGGCTCTGCTGAAGGAACTAACGGCGCTCAGGCGGGTGAGGGATGCCCTGGAAAGCCTAATGTCTCTCTTAGAGTTGGAACTTACAGGCTTTCCTAAGAATGTTCCGAAGTCCACATGGGCAGCGCAATGGGATGTTGTCTGTGAGGCTTTGGCTACGTGCCCCAAGGCAAAGGAATGACCCCCCGATAGGGTTATGGGAAAGGCTGACACGTTTTGAGCATGGACACTTCCGGAGCCTATACCCGTTTGCAAAGATTGTGCTCCGAGCTGGCAGTTCCCGATTCAGGTTCCGTTTCAGGTACGGTAGTGGCTGCTGACATAGGAGAATCTAATGGCAAAACGAATTCAGCGGAAACGCACAAAGGGCTGGAGGATGCCCGAGGGCGTTGTCTACGTTGGGAGGCCGTCCAAATGGGGTAATCCTCTTCCCATGTCGAGGTATGTTGACGCCCAAACCTGCATAGATGATTATAAAACTCTCGTGTACGTTGAAAAACCAGAATCATTTCGCGACTCAATTAGGAAAGAATTGCGCGGCAAGGATTTAGCCTGCTGGTGTAGCCTGTCAAGCCCTTGCCACGGGGACATCCTCTTGGAAATAGCGAACGGCCCGCACCAGACATTGAGGCTTTCGCTGGCGGGGTGACGGGCCTGAGCCTGTCGCGGATATGAAGTCAAAGCCGGTTTGACTGAGGAGATATGGTGATGGTAAAGCGCCGAAAGCGTAGCCGTAACATTAAGAAGCAGGAAGCGGTTGTTTCCGCTTTGTGGAACTTTGCCGCAGACATAACAAAGCGGGGGCTGGAAGGTACACAGTGCGCAAATGTGCGTCTCGGCGTCTCCGTTTCTCTAAAGCATATTGGGACGGCTTTGGGATCAATCATGGACGTCTTCGGATATGATGTTGCGGAAGTTCAATAAACGTGTGAGCAGGCTCCTCCGTCGCGCTGAGTTCTCCCTCTCCTGCGGCGGAGTCCTGCTCGCCAATGACGAAACATGAAAAGGAGAATGAAATGAAAAAGGTTTGGATGATGGTTTGCATTTTGGGGATCGTGGGCAACGTCACCTCCGGCCAACAAGGCCAGAAGGTTCCGCAAACATCTCAAGGGCCTCAGATGGTTCAGTTGAGTCCTTCAGGAAAGCTGGCATTCAGGACCGTTCAGCAGGAGCTTGCACAGCTTCAGGCAGACATCAACGAACTCGTGTCGGCAGAGGTAAAAGTACAGGGCTTGACGGGAGAAGGGTGGCAGCTTAATTTTCAGACAGGTATGTTGGTGCGGGTACCTCCCGCAACTCCACCACCAGCCAATCCTCCTGCGGCCCAGCCGGAAAAGAGCAAGGCGGCCATCGGGCAGGAAAAGCAGAAGCGGTAACGGGAGTTTCGCCGGGCGCTCTGCCCTGTCTCTTCCTTGGCGCGGACGATCGTAAAGAGCCAAGGGTGGCGGGAGAGTAGAGGTTGTTCGTAGTGGAGCCCTGTTCCCTCCCTCGACTGAGGGGACGGGGCAGAGCGCCCGGAGAGTCTGTTATAATGGACTCCTGAAAAAGCGATTGAAATCGGAGGGCCGAAGTGGTAAAACGCAAGGCAATGAAGCATAAGCCGATCACGCATCTCAAAGACTTGCATGCTGATCCGCGCAACGCTCGACTCCACGACAAGCGCAACATCGGCATGATTGAGCAATCGCTTGAGCAGTATGGTGCCGCGCGATCAATCGTGATAGATGAAACCGGCCAGATTATCGCTGGGCACGGAGTTCTAGAAGGTGCCGCCAACGTGGGGATCGAAAAGGTGATTTCTGTAGAGGCTACCGGCAACGAGATCGTGACCGTGGTACGCCGTGGCCTGACGCCGAAGCAGAAAGCGGAGTTGGCGATTGCCGATAACAGAGCATCAGATTTGAGCGAGATGGACCCTGCAATGCTGAAGTCTCTTTCCGATGAAGGGCTGGCCGATCTTGACAAGTTCTTCTTCCCGGAGGAATTGACGGCGCTCTTTGCCAATGCTCTCACGGAAGGCGACGCTGAGCACATCACGCCCGAAGAAGCGCACAAGACGCTGGCGGAGAGGTTCATTGTGCCTCCGTTCTCCGTGTTGGATGCCCGGCAGGGCTATTGGCAGGACCGCAAGCGGGCTTGGCTAGCACTGGGGATTCAGAGTGAACTGGGACGCAGGGAAACGAACTGCCCTGGCAGCCCTGGCGATAAGCGTGGCCCGGAGTGGAAACATTTCGCAGGTGACAAACAAACAAACAAAGCCAAACCTTCAAGGGCGGAGCACTATTCAGAGGCGGCGAATTCAGCGACCCGATTGACGCCAAGAACGCCTTCGGAAAGCGGATTGCAGAGAGAGAGAGAGAGAGAGAATATCAGCCTTCAAGAGCCAAGGGCGGCTAAACGAATTTCAGCATCGCCGGGCGGTTCACCAAGGCCAGCGGCAGACTACAGCAAAAGGCAGCGGGGTGATGGAAGGGGAAGGCCGATAGATGGGTAAGAACGCGCGGTGTTTCGGGCAAGATCTGATGCGGGGAGAGAATGCGAAATTTAACCTGGGTCGTAGGCAGGCAGGCAGGCAGGCAGGCAGCTTGACGATACAAGCCAGCGAATTCTGAAAGGTGGAAGAAAGGCAATGGCCCGAACTTGGTCCGCATCCCCGAACGCTTTAGCGGAAAGAATTGAACGACTGAAGCCGGGGGAAGAATATCTTGAGACAGTATATGGTGCCGATGGGCAGCCAACCGGCACGAGCATATTCGATGCCACCCTCTGTGAATTGATCTATCGCTGGTTTTGCCCTCCCAAGAGCAAAGTACTCGACCCCTTCGCTGGGGGGAGTGTGCGTGGAATAGCGGCGGGCATCTTGGGCCTTGATTACGTGGGAATCGAGCTATCAAAGGGCCAGCTTGAGGCCAACCGAAAGCAAGCAAAGGATATTCTGAGTACTGGGGCGAACGGCTGGGCGGGAAAGAAAAGCTTTGGTCGAGTGCAGTGGATTGAAGGCGACGCCCTGAAAGCAGCGGTCCTCGCGCCGGGTAGCTACGATCTCATCTTCTCCTGTCCACCTTATGGGGATTTGGAGGTTTATTCGGATGATCCGCGCGATCTCTCCACAATGCCCCACGATAAATTCCTGGAGGCATACCGCCAGGTGATCCGCGTCTCTTGCGGAATGCTGAAGCCTAATCGCTTTGCCTGCTTCGTGGTGGGAGATTATCGTGACAAGCAGGGCTTTTACCGAAACTTCGTGAGCGATACGATTGCAGCTTTTGAATCAGCCCACATGAAGCTCTATAACGAAGCTATTTTGGTGACGGCGGTGGGAAGTCTGCCCATCCGCATCGGGACGGCCTTTGGGAAGTACCGCAAGTTGGGAAAGACCCATCAAAATGTGCTGGTGTTCTATAATGGCGATGTGCGGGAAATCCCAAAGGAATTTCCTGAGATTGAAGTTGTTGAGTTGGCATCTGTCTCGATAGAAGAATCGTAAAGCATGGGAAGCGATTTAAATCCCGCCTTGTAAATCATCCCCATAGCTGCTATATCTGACGCATGGCCCCGCGCAAGCTCGACCTGAGAACCCGCCAGCGACTAATGAAGTCGAGGATGGGGAAGGCGCCCAAGCGCCAGCCTCCCAAGGTCAAGAAACCTGTCGGCAGGCCGCCCATGTACAGCAAAGACAAGGCGGCTCGCATCTGCATCGAGATCGCCACGACGACCCGCAGCCTGAAGGACATCTGCGACAGCAATCCTACCTTTCCAGACCCAAGGACAGTTTATAAATGGCTTTCCTTGAATGAAGAGTTCAGGCAGATGTATCAATCAGCCAAGCAGGATCAGGCTCAGATTCTGGCTGACGAGCTGATCGCGATAGCCGACACTCCCAAGCACGGGCAAGTCATAACGGCGTGGCCCGGTCAGAAGGATAGGGCCGGGAATCCCAAGCCAAAAGAGATCAAGGTTGCCGACATGATCGAGCACCGACGCCTTCAGATCGAGACGCGGCGCTGGCTGCTCTCAAAGCTCAGGCCGAGGGAGTATGGCGACAAGATCGAGGTGAC